CCTACCTCTAATCTTTTGCGGCTGGTCTAGTGATATAAATTCAACAAGGTTACCAAATAGGTGGTATTCTGAATTAGACTTGTTATGAAACTGTTCACTATAACATTTATACTTTTGCAGTATAGCCATAAAATCCCTCATAACAGTTGCTCTTAAACTAGGAAATGATTTACGGCATATTGTTATAATCTTGTCATTGTTGTTTGCACAATAGTTAAATATAACCCATAAAAGAATATTATAAGTTTTACCAGACCTTGTACCACCTTGTTCAACTACAATCTTTTTATCTGTATTAGCTAGATGCTTATAGACTATATTAGTCTGTATCTTCGGTTTTATCAATTATTTCAATTTGAAAGTTAGTAGGCATACCATCTGCACCAGTTATTTCTTGTCTTTCAATATACCCTCTTTTCTTACCTTTTGTTTTTAGATAAAATATAGTTGCTGCAGTTGAGTTATCTGATATTTGTTTGTGTAGTTGGCTTTCTGCAAAGTCTAGTGCTACGTTTTCAATATCCCTTACCTCTTTTGCAAACACCTCATCTTCTTTTAACCACTTGTAGTATGTGCTTCTTGGTATATCAGCTTTCTTACAAGCTACTGTTACCACACCCAAACTCTGTTCTAGTGCTTTTAATAGGCTTTCCTTTTTTATGTGTCTATCTTTGTTCATTTTTTTTATTAAAATATTATTTGTATATTGTCATCTCAAATGCGGTGGTAGTGTAAAAGTAACACATTTAACATCCAGTTAAAAGATGGCGTTCATATCGACCTCACCGCTCTAATAATTAACCCTTCTTTCGTGGAGGGTTATTTTTTTGCCCTTATACATTCCAGCACCTTGTTTATCTATTTCGGTAAAAGGTAAAACTTCTTTTGTTATTGCCATATTCTTATCAATTAAATAAATGTATTTTAATTGTTTTCCTTTAAATGGCTTCCAGCTTCTAAACTCACTACTCATTTTAAGATGATGTGCTTGTATAACGTGCATAGCTTCACCAGTTTTTGGGTTCATTCTTAGTGCAGTATTATCTACAATACCAACTAATTTAAAACCGCTTGCTCGGTATATTGTTCCATCTCCGCATTGTGTACCATCAGCGAAACTAATTATCCATTTTATATGTGGAGCATTTTTCTTTATTAGTTTTATACTAATTGCAATGCATCTACTTTCAGAATATTTAGGCAAATAATCATCAAATGCCATTCTGTTTAATTCTATAAACTCATTCCAACCAGTACCCTCAACTAAATTAATTGTACCTTTTTTATTTATACTTGGACCATATTGCATAACACCGTGCAGCTTGTTATCTAAAAAACAACCAAAATGTAGTGTACTATTTGGCACTACCTTACCAGAATAGTGTGTTTTCTTTACAAAATCATTAGCTACTTTAGAATTTATAACTTTTACTATTATTTCTTTTGCTCTACCCATTGTGATATAATTAAATAAAGTGCGTTACCGTTACTATTTTCATTACCAAAAGTTTCAACGTATTTATATTCTTCTGTTTTTTTTATGTCCGCTATTGCATTTTTTATTGCATTTGCTTGTTCATCAGCCAAAGTATATGTTTGTTGTTGAAATGGTTCCTTATCTCCATCTGGTAAACTAAACTCATCACTTGTTTCAATATCATCCATATTTTGCCAGTTGTCCATTCCCCAATCTTCTAACTGCACACTATTCCATTCATTGCCTAGTATATCCCAATCCCATTCACCAAAGCCAACATTGTCTTTTACAATAAATTCTCTTTGTTGCTGCTCGGTAAGTTCATCAGCCTTTAAAATATACACTTCTTTTAAACCAGCTTCTTTACAGGCCTTTAGTCTCATATTACCACCAAGCACAACCATATCCTTGTTTACTACAATAGGACGCAGTTTTAGCATTTCTGGAAACTCTTTAATTGACTTAACTAGTTTTTTAAATTTATAGTCTTTTATGAAACGTGGGTTGTTTTCATTTGGTACAACCTTACTAATTTTTACTTTTTCCATATTTATATAACGTATTTAATTTATTTATTTATT